GCGCGGTCGCGTATCAACATCGATACAAATATACATTATATGTTATTGGTATCATTGGTCTTCCTATTGCTGTCAAGCTGATTCCAAAAATCTGGCCTTCTTTACGATCTCGTTTCGGGCCAGGTTGTTATACAATTCTGATGGAAACTCTTAGCTCAAGTATCGACGTTGATTATCGATACGATTTTAAAAATATGACAACCTTCGGTAGCGTGGCACATACTAATGCCAAAAATCACTCGCATCCCGAAGCCGCACAATTGCGTTGTCGAGCTAACACATTCATCAATGCATTTATTGATAAAATCGGTCGTAATCCCTACTCTCATAGTTTGAGTCCTACTGAACAAAAAGTTAGTATGGATGGCGATCGAAGTTATTATGTAGCAAAGGACTTTATGATGGGTTTTCAAAATACCCCTTTCAATCGTTCACGACATGTCTCCAAATTTACTGATGTCGACTATTATGTTGACTTGCCCAGTTATTGTGATGGACGTTACATCATTCTTTATAGTTTTGTTCCTAAGACACCGTCTGGTACTACAACCGAAGGTGTCTTTACAACTCGTAAGGATGGTGTGACTGAAGTCGTAATTAATGGAGGTGGTCGTTATGAACATGAATTGTGGGATTTTGATACCGACCACTTCATCGTCGATCATTGGTGGGGCTCTGCTATTTATTTAGTAGAGCAGCGCCAAATGAGCGACGATCGACGTGTTATTTACTTGAATCCCGTAAGGAGGGTTTATACTCCTTTAGCATGGCTGGTCTCAGGCAGACGTCTCCAACGACGACAGATCAACCATGGTTCCTACAATATTACCGAATTTGTAGAGAATGGTATTCGTAAATATGGTATTGGTGCACCATCTTCCATGCACACCATCATCTTGCCTGAAAAGGTCTTACACGCCGTAATTTTACGCTATAAGCAATCTAAGACGCCTCAATCGTCTGATACTGAACGTTTATTGCGTAGTTACGACGTTGAAGATGCCGTTACTGCTGCAACACAATTATTTGCATTTTTGAATGCTGGTTTAGAGATAAAATCCTTTTCCATCCCTATCACAACATGTGTACCCGACCCGCATAGTTATCAGACTCTTGATCCCTTGGTTCTTGAAGATGGTAAGGCCTCTATGCGTGCGGTTGGGCACGTACATTTTGATCGTGGCTTTGCTGCTGTTCGATCTTTTAACAACGATAATAGTACGGTAGAGGGTAGGATTAATGACCCACGCGCTCGTGTTAAAGAGGCGTGCTCTTATCCACCCTTCTACTATCAATGTGTGGTAGAATTTAACAAATTACTTATACCCGAGGAATTGGCCGGCACTATAGTGCCTTATGATTACGAATATATGTACTCTAAGATGACACGTCCTACTCAACGTGCACTTATTGAGAGGATCAAGGATACTATGTTTTGCGATCGTTCTTGGTTTGTCAAAGCTTTTCAAAAAGCCGAGTCAATGCCTAAGATTACTGATCCGCGAAACATATCTACTTGCCCTATGGAACATAATTTTCGCTATGGACAATATATGAAAGCGCTCGGTGATGTTATCTTTAAGAAACAACACTGGTATGCGTTTGGTAAACACCCCACCGAAACCGCTCTTCAGCTTCATCTTAAAACAATCAATGCTGAGTATCTCGCTTTGTCTGATTATTCAAAGCTTGATGCCACAGTTTCTGATTTTTTCGATGATGCTTGGGCTGGTGCACTTAATCGCTCGTTCCCTTCGGAATACGCTGTTGAAATTCAGCGTTTACGCAAGAAAGAGACCTATGCCAAGGCTTATACGGCCAATGGCGTTCATTATGATACAGGCACTTCTACTTTGTCTGGATCATCTTCAACGACATTGCGCAATACGTATATTAATGCCTTGACATCTTTTATTACTTATCGCCACAGTTGTGAATCAGTTGAAGCCTATGAAAAATTAGGCCTCTACGGCGGTGACGATGGTAATAATCCCAATATTGATGTAGACATGTATCAACGTGTCTCAAAGAAATTGGGTTTGGTTCTCAAACTTGAGGTTCGTAAACCTGGTGATTTTGTGGGCTTTTTAGGCCGTGTGTTTTTAGATCCCTGGACTACAACTGAGTCCATGGCTGACGTCCCTCGACAATTGGGCAAATTACATTTATCAGGAACACCTAAAACTGTTCCTGATGAGGTGATTTTAGCTCGAAAAGCCGAGGGTATGATGATCACAGATTCTAATACTCCAATTTTGGGTGCTTGGGCAAAACAAGTTCTCCGATTTTGCCCGTTAACTGATCGTGACCGTCAGCGATATGATGCACTCACTCAACGAGATATATCATATTGGACCAAGTATATTGACCCTTATCCACCTAGTGAAAATTACCATCGAATGAATCACATCGTTGCTGAGATGTTCGGCATCCCTGCTAGTGAGGTTTGCGCCTACCAAAATCGTTTATTGGCTGCCAATAACTACGCAGAGATGAACATCGGTAACATCATGCCTGTGGTCCCCGAAGTACAGGTGGCTGCAGTGTATCGAGGTGAGATTCATCTTCCCCCAAAACCTAAGGTACATTATTGTAATCATAAGAAGGACGAAAAAGGTTTTTGCAAGGAATGCAAACCAAAACAACCCACGTGTAATTTTACCAAACGTGGTGAAACCTGTCCGTTAGGCGACACTTGTGTTTATTCACATGTCGCGCCGCGTACAGTTACACCGCCTTTGGCTGTTGCACCTGTTCGTCCATTACCTATGTGTCGCTTCACTGAACGTGGACGTGATTGTCCTCGTGGTACCGCGTGCGGCTTTTCGCATGTGGTGCCGAAATGAATTTAGTAAGACGGGGCCCTTCTGCCGGGCTCCGTAAAACGTTAAAATTATTTTATTATTTATTTTGTTTTTCTGCTTTTTATTAATTTATGGCTCCAACAAATAAACCTAGAAAGAAAATTCAACGTAAAACCAGGACTGCTCGAAACACAGCTTCCCGCAATAGAAAAGCCGGCTCAATTACAGCTGGCGGCAATCTTGCTAACACTCAAAGAACTCTTGCCCGTCGTCCTAAAACCAAGAATATGACTGCTGTTGGTGATCTAAACTACTTAATGTGTCGTTTAGACCCCTTTCATGCAACCAATAGTCTTGGTATACCGGATGGCGGCAATAGCAATTATGTTGTTGCTGATTACCTTGTCTATAGTGATGTGTTGTGTACTAGTGCGTTTGGCTTTACTCTTCAAACTTTTGCTGCTTTACCTTTTTCCGCTTGCATTTTTGGTAATGGTACTGTGAGCACTACTGATATAACTGTCACTCCTAGTTCTGCTGCTTCCATTGTTTATTTCAATGGCCCTACTGGTGCAAATTTCACCGGAATGCTCCCTATCAACGTTATTCCACCGTTGTATGCACAGGGTATTAGTATTCCTGGTGGTTTTATGCCAGGCACTGCCATTGATGATATCTGGAATTCGACCAGTGCTCGACTTATATCTATTAGTCACAAAGTTGTGTATACTGGAACTCCGGTCTCTGCTTCTGGCACTATTACTGTTAGCCCTAATACGCTATCGTTTTCTTCCGGAGGCACTGCGCCATTTTCCTCATATGTCACATATGCTCCTGACCAAACTACCGTTTTCTCCGCTCCAAATATTGTACCCGTTCTCGGTATCGATGGTACTGTTATTAGCAATTATACGAAAGATTCAGTTATCTTTCGCCCTGAACTTGGTGCTACTGTTGTTTCTAAACACCGTACCAATGATTATAAGAATATCCCTACTGCAGATGTTCCTTATGGTACAATTGCTAATAAAAGTATCACCACCGCACCATCCACAAATATCAATGCTTTTTGTACACCTGGCATAGGTAATAATCTTGCCGGGCTCATCTGGTATGATAATGACTGGACTGGTCACAACATTACTGTTCGTGGTGTTGGCGCTGGCAATACTTTCCGCGTTGAAACTTCATACTGCTTCGAAATTAATCCTTCCAATGTTTCTAACTTATACCCTTTTACCGTTAAACAGTCTCCAAAATTGAACTCGGCTATATTGACTCGTGCTCAGACGTTGACTGGTTCGCTACCTGCTGCAACCCCATATTTGGGGGAACATTAAGGGTCTCTGAGCCAGCGACAGATGACCGTCATTCCATGGCTGGTTTCAATGACGTTGACGTTATTTCTGTAGATATGTATTCACGCCCTAAACCATCAAAACCTCATTCCGACCATCCTGCCTTTGACGAGTGGTTTCAACATTTGCCGTTATCCATGGCTGATCTCGTTGGTATTAAAACCTACGAATCCCATTTGCCGAGCAATCAGAAACCCCAATATCTATGGTATGGTGATATGTCTGAGTCTGAGATTTTGCAACAACTTAGTGGTGGTCGTGAAACTTTGGATCAATCACACCTTAGTCCCCATGAGTTTGAGGTTGCCCAGACTGAGCGACAAATCGCCGATCTGATGCACCGTATGCATGCTTATGGTCCCGGGGTGATTGATGTTAAATTAGCTTACCCTAAATATTACTCCAAACTCGAAACTGCTCACAAAAACCTTATGAAAGATGAACCATTTCATCTTGACTTAAACCCCCCTTTTCTTTAAAATCCAATTCTTATTATTGGCTAGAAGGACAACTAGTAAATCCCGCGAAGGGTGCCCAATGAGGCAAACCTAAAATATTATTTTGTGTATTTAATTTTATTTTATTTTAATTTTATTTTATTTTAAACGTTTTACGGACAGTTTTTGGCCAAAC